AGTATGCCAGAGTGTAAAAAGGAATACCACGCAACAAAACCCACAAAAGAGGCAAAGACAAAAAAAGAAAAGAAGGAGAATGAGAGTATGGGGGCACAGGATATAAATGTGAAACCACCACCCCCCGCACCAGGAAGGTCGGTTTCGCAGAGCGACCCTACTCCACCAGCAAAAAAGAAGGGAGGTCGTCCCAAAAAATACGCCACCGCAGAGGAGGCAAAACAGGCAAAAAAACAAATGACAGAGGAGAGCAATAAGCGTCGCAAGGAGGCAAAGAAAAAGGAAATCGCATTTGAACCATTAGAAGAAGGGTCTCCACAAGAAGCACAAAAAAAAGATATAACTATTAAAGCAAGACCAAAGGTAGTCGCCCCTGCGGGGTTTGATTATACAAAAATAGAACCAAAACTATTAAAGAAACTGATAATGGACTGGTTTAGTAATTACACAAAAACAAGAGGGAAGTTTAAAAGTCAAAAAACAAAACTTTTTTACGAGCAAAGTGGTATTGGTATAATAAGGTCTTTCACAGAAGCATACAACGCTTGGAAGGAGGGAAAACCACTCCCCGAAAGTAGTCCTTCTTGGAGTTTCAAGGAAGGAGGAAGTTTTAACCCCACAAATCTACTTGGATATGTAGCAGAACACGCAAATATGAATAAGTTTGACCGATTTACTGTGGGTGAAGAGGTAGTGTATTACACGGGAGGGTTGTATCACTTGGCGAAAGTTAGGAAAATCTCTCCATTAGCAATCACCATTCAGTTAGACGATTGGGAACAAGAGGGAAGAGAACAAGGATACAGACACAGCAAATATTACAAATGGAAACGCACTTTTGACGGCAAAAAAATAGTTGTTAGAAACCCAGACGATTTGAAGACAAAAACTGCTGAAGAAGGTCGCTATGCGAAGCACTTTGATTACGGATATAGTGAGATTGATATGGGTGGAGAGTTAAAGGGTGAAGGCGATTTCTTTAAGAATATCGGGAGGGCATTCACCTCCAGTTGGAACAACCAAGGGTCTCCCGCAGAGCGTAAGGCAACTTCGGTTCTATTGAATAAGGTGGAACCAGCACTCATTAAACCGCTCCAAGTCCTCGCTCCACCTGTGGGGGAGATTGCGAACGCACAACGTGAAGGGTTAAAAGAGCATTACGGACTGGGTGTCGCAAAGAAGAGGGGGAGACCACCCAAAGTAGTTGGAGGAGCAACTCCCGACCAAATGGGTTTGTCTTCCGTCCTGCGAACCTACACACGAGACGATATATTTTTTGCGTTGAATGATATAACCCACTCCGCAGACAGTCTCCCAACACTTGCGAGAAAATGGGATAATGCTACAAACGCCCAAGAGAAGATTAGAATAGAGGGTCAAATCAAGGAAATCCTCCAAAATCCGTATCGGGTTATTGACCCGAAAACTGGGGATATTCTTTTACAAGACCCAGGGGATAAAGCAAAAGAAACGCTCCGCAAAGCACTCAAATTAATTTTCAATTCTACTACATTACCCCCAGTCATTTCAAAATCATTAAGAACTTTTAAACTCCCCTTCGCAGAGGCGAAGACTTTACCACCACGAGTAGCACCTTCACGACAACAAATCCAAGACGCTATTCAAGACAACCTACCTCCTCCTACCCCTTCTTCGGGAAAAACTACTCCTGCTTCGGGAGCAACTACTCCCGCTACTCCCCCAACTCCTTCTCTAATGTCGTTTGTGAAAGCGAAACCGCCACCCAAAAAAACCGCAGGTAAAGGGTTAAAAGTAGGATACTCCGCAGAGGCGACAGGAGGGTTGGGTCATATCTACCCGATTTCTCACGACCTTATTTTGCGTATGTGCGAACACCTTGTTTAAATAAAGGACAGAAACAACTTAAAGATACTGGGATAAGATATACAACCAGAATGAGCGACAAACCAAACAACGAAACTGCCGAGGTCTCGCAAGGCGACCTCAAGGCAAATTATAATGATTATATGAGAGAGTATATGCGAAACAAATACCAAGAGAACAAGGAGAAGTTTCGCAAACAAAAGAGAACAGAACGCCTCCGCAGGAAGGAGGAAGTTCAAGAGGAAGATTTGAAACGATACGGCAACCATACTGCCGATATAATTAAGGTGAGGCGGATATTAGAAACTATCCCCGCAGAGTTCCACCCACAAATATTCGTAATACCCCCTGCGGTTTAACCCTCTCCGCCCTGCGTATCCTTTTTTGCCCTAAAATAAAAAAGGATATAAAATTGAAACACTTTTTCTACTTTTGTTTAAAGACATAATCAACTTAAAGACAAATCGTTATTAATAACTAACAGAAATGAATATAAATCTCACACTAACTTTGGAGAAACGCGATAGTTTGTTGAATGGAATGGTTTGTTATGAACCTGTGGATATGGAGGTCTTGGATAAACTGCGTAATAGCACGTTGCTCGTTTCCAACGTTGATTGGAACGAAAGAAAGCAACTGAACCGTTATAAGACGCTGATAAACAAGACGACGAAACTGGCGAGGGTCTTGTATCGTCGCAGTATGAAGTATGGTCGCTGTCTCGTCCAACACTCTCTCGGTATGTTCGCTATGCGGAGGAAGATAAGACACACACTCGCAAAGAGGGTTGGGTTGAGCGACTGGGATATAATCAACGCACACCCAGATATACTTCTCCAAATATGTAAGTCAAACGGGTTAGAATGCTACAAACTGGAAGAGTATGTGCGAGACCGAGACCAAATACTGGCGAGAATATGTGCCGAAATAGACTGCCTCGCAACCTCCGCAGGGACGCCAGAAGAAAGAGAAGAACGGGCAAGAGACAGGGCGAAAAACCTGTTTATCCGTATCCTCTACTTTGGCAACTGGAAGAACTGGTTGGAGGAGGGAAAGGACCGAGACGACCAACCGCAACCCTATATCCCCGCAGAGAAGGTAAGTCCGTGGTTGTGCGACTTTGTTGAAACGCTCTCCACCCAACTCAAAAAAATCGGTGAGTTGATAGTAAAGGCAAACCCGCAACTCGTAAAAGAAGTCAAAAAATCAAAAGAAGAAAAAAAACAAAAAGAATATAATGAAATGGGTGCCGTCGTCTCGTTCTTCCTCCAAGAACACGAGAACCGAGTGCTGGAAGCAGTCTATCAAATGTGCCTCGCAAAGGGGTATATCCGTGATAATATCTGCGTCCTCTGTGCCGACGGAATAATGTTGGAAACCACCCTCCTCCCTGCGGAGGACGACTTTTGTGTTGAACTCAACGCAATAGGCAGGGAAAAGTGTGGGTTAAATCTGCGTTGGAAACAGAAGATAATGAACGAGGAAATCCAAGACAAAACGCTTAACGATAATATGCTGGGGATTGCCTCCTTGGACCAGACGAAACTGGAGAAATGGGATAAAAACTACTTCAACTCACTCGGGTCCTACGCAGAGAAGAAGATATACTTTGAGAACTTTGTTTGTAAAATAATGAAACCCGACCCTGTGTATGTGTTTATGGAAACTGAAAATATGGATATTGGGAAGACCAACGTGTTCTACTCGCAGGGGAAAATCACCGAGGCGTTTCACCAGTTCAAATCAGGGGAGGTCTGCGAGAACGGAGAAGAGTTGAAGTTTATGACGAAGTGGTTGGCGGACGAGGAACTCAAAGTCCATACCCGAATGGACTTTAGACCCAAACCCGACGCAGAGGAGGACGACGAAACCACGTTTAATCTCTTCACAGGGTTTAACCCGCATATCCACACACCCTACGACCAAGAAAACAAGGAGCGATACTTGAAACACTTTATCGGGATAGGGAAGGCACTCTGCGGAGGAGAGCAGGAATACTGGGACTACTTCTTGAACTACCTCGCACATATCGTCCAGTTCCCGCACGAGAAACTCCCGATTGCCTTTATAATCAAAGGTAAGCAAGGAACGGGTAAGAATGTGTTTCTCGGTGTAATCGGGAATATAATCGGTCTCGCTCACTATATCACCAGCAGTAATCCCAAAGACTTCTTTGGAGACTACGCAGAGGGGTTCTACCACAAACTACTTGTGAATATGAATGAGTGTGAGGGCAAGGATACGTTTGACTTTGAAGGCAAAATCAAGTCGTTTATCACCGAGGATACAATCACACTCAACCGCAAGTTCGTCCAACCAACCACAATCCAAAACCTCGCAAGACTGATAATCACCACCAATAAACCAACGCCAATCCCAATAGACGTCCGCAGTAAGGAGAGGCGATATGTCGTGTATGAAACCACCGAGGAATATCTGGACCCCGAATACGGCACCAAGTTTTGGACCCAGTTAATCGCCTTCTTCAAGCGACCCGAGGTAATAGCGTGTATCTACGACTATCTAATGGAGAGGAACTTGAAGGACTACGACTGGAGAGCGAAACGTCCAATCACCAAGGCATATATCCAAATGTGTAAGAACTTCGTCCCTGCGGAGGTGTTATACTTGGAGGAGAAAATCCGTTTGATACTGGAGAATGACTGGAATGTGAATAACGTCTTTATCCCACAGGATACAACAGGCGAACCTTCAGTAAGGACACTCTTGGAACCCGATATAGAAAAGAATGGAATAGTGGGAACGACACTCTACAACGAGTTTGACGAGTTCGCAAAGAAGTTCGGGTTATACAGGGGCAAAGACACCACCAAATCAAGTATGCGAAACTTCTACTCTAAACTGCGAGAACTCGGGTTGGAACACTTGGAGAACGTCAAGGTGAATAATCAGGAATACTTCAGGTTCAACGCAACGGCACTCTTGAAGGAACTCAAGCAGAAAGGACTGGTCTCCCGCAACGACGACGAAATCGTAGAAGAGGTAATGAAGGAGGTGAATGCTGGGAATGACTTTAGTGCTGACTTTGCTTAAGGACGGGGTGTCCTTGGGTAAATAAAAAAGGGGGATTAGGGATATGATTTGAACCTTTTGGGGGGGGTCCCCCTACTTTTTATTTTTAGGGGGGGTGGGGGTCCGCCAAAGAAACTGGTCCCTACTCCCTGTTCCCCCTGAACCCCTAAGAATACAAAGTCCTTAATTATATAGGTTCAACACTTTTTTATTTCGCTTATTAAACGAAATAAAAATCTCCCCCTTAATTATAGAAAATGGAAGCAAAGAAGAAGTTTAGCACAGAAGACTTTAACCAAACAAACGCTATGCGGTTGAGTGTTATAATAATGAGACGAATGGGTAAGCACCCTCTCCACCCATTCAGGGATTTAGGCGAAGGAGAGAAGAAGAAGTTTAACCGAATAATGAACGAGTATATCCAGAGTTTAGACGAAGAATGGGAGAGGACGTTGAATGCCGATTTCAACCAGACTTGCGACGAGGAACTCTTCACAGCAGATTTTAGACCAGAGAGACTGGCAGTTCCGCAGGGAAGTAAGGAACTCCTATTAACAGAGGAGAACTTGACGTATGTGGATAAAGAGGAGCACACAAAATTAATGAGAAACTTTTAGGCAATAAGGACACAATCTCACAGTTTTTTCTCCGCAGAGAGTATAGATATGAACCCGAATACACGCAAGACCCCGACCGACCAGTCAAAATACAACGAGCAGTATTTGAACGCTCTGCGTATCCAAGCGTCTAACAATCAGTTAAACCAGAATGCGAATATGATATTGAGGCAGACAGGAGCAACTCCAACAATCCCAACGGATTTTAGAGGAACTACGGAGAAGTATGCTGATTTTGAAGGAATGAAGATATTGTTGGAGACCAATTTGAAGTCAATTACAAACGGAATGAATGCCTCCAATATAGTAGCAACATTAACCCCCGCAGAGGTCCAATTTGCCTCTAACGCTTTCCCCTTAATTAAAGAGACCCTTTCCAAGAGATATGCTCTGGGCGTCCCTGCGGAGGTTGCCGTCCAATTTATTCGGGACCTTCAACGAAAGGAAGCACAGACCCGAGGAGTGGAGTTTGGATTACAACAGGGAACGGGTAATGATATATTGCTCTCCGCACAGCAGATATTGGGTCAAATGGTAAGCAAGGCGGATTTAGACGCTCTGCGAAGAGTGCTTCAATCAGCACCACCTACCCCCGCAAGAAGACAGGTAGAAGAGGATATTCGGGATATTGAGCGTATGTTGCCTTCGCAGAGCGACTTCAATAAATTACAAGGAGAAGACCCAGAGATTGGATTGAGTATAAGTCAAGTCTTCAACGAGTTATTGGACGAGTTGCCAACCTCCGCACAGGTCCAAGCAAGTATCGTTCCTTTGGAAACCGCCATAAGGGCAGGAGACGTAAGGGCAGTAGAACAGGCAGAAATCAGTCTCCATAATATAATGGCACAAGACCCCGACACAGTAAGTGAAACCGTTAGGTCAATACAAGAAATAAGAAGGGCAAGACCACTCCCCTCTGCGGAGGAAATGAGTATGATTAGTGATTTAACAACTGCCCCCGCAGAGACGGAACTCACATTAGCACAGGTGTATCCGCAGAACGGAACAACAGAACAAAAGAAGAGATACATTAAGCAAATGCTTCAAAAATATCCTGATTTGGAATTGACGAGTATGAGTGGTAGAACGATTACTGCCGACAGCACTCTTCCCCGCTCTCACGCAGAGTTGAACTATTTGAACGACCAAATCAAAGTCCCTTCTCAATCCTCTCAACCCAGTCCTGAAACCGACGACGATAAAGGCAAAGGGTTAAAACGAATGAAGGGGAAAGGTCTCGCACAACCAAGAGTTCGCAAGAATAGATTGGAGCACTTGACGGACGGAGTGGTGGAGAAACCGAAACCCTATATGCCGTTTGGTCGCTACGTCATTCACAAATACGATTTGGAGGGAGGTAAATTGAGTATGAAGACGCCAAAGGGGGGTAATATCAAGGAACTCCCTTCTCAAAAAATCAGTATGGGATTAGTGAAGGTGTTGAAGTCTATTGGGAAGGGTGCCTTGCCGTCTTACGACGAGATTAAAGGATTAGGCGAAACCGACAAGGAAACACTCCACAAGGTTATAACCCATTCCCGTTTGAACGACAAAGTCTCCGTGCCTACTCCGCAGAGCAAAACAGAAGAGGAGAAGATTGCCGACCGTTTTGATATTTTGAGAGGCGAAATAGTGGCAGGGAACGACAACAAACAACTTGTAAAAGAGTTCAAGGTTCTACTAATGAAACTACTCTCCGCAGGGAGGGTCCCTCGCAAAGAGGCACACGATATATTAACGGATTTAGCAAGTATCGGTCTTTAAAGAAAAAAAATATCTCCGCAGAGAGTATATAATGAGTGATTTAGCACACGGAGGTATTAGCAAGTGGAAGGTGGGTCATTCCCATATTTCAAACGATATTCCGCAAATGCGAAGCAACGGATTTCAGGCACCCTTTATTGCGGGAGGAAATCAGGTCGGTTATTATTTAGGAGTAAGAGGAAACAATATAACGGCAACTACTCCTTGTAGTAGTTGTATGTCTCACGCAGAGGAGGTAATGAAGAAAAACAAACGAAAATAAAATATAACCTTTAATTATAGAAAGAATGGTTGCGACTATTGTCCTTAACAGCAGTAATATTATAAACCCGAATAATGGGAATAACACGTTGGTCTATCCGTTTCCCAATTCAGTTTCGTTTCCACACCACGAAATCGCCATTCAATCCGTCAGTATGTATTACGCTTGGGCGAATATCAGTTCCGCACTCGGTAATAACCGATTTACTTACAATATGAATAACGGAGAAGGGGTTCAACAGGTCGTCATTCCTGACGGGTTGTATGAGATTTCCACAATCAACGAGTATTTCCAGAGTGTAATGATTGCGAACGGGGATTATTTGATAAACGCTTCGGGGTTGAATGTGTATTACGCAGAAATGGTGGTGAATGCTACGCTATATGCCGTCCAAGTAAATACGTTTCCTATCCCGACCACACTCCCTTCGGGTTGGACCGCTCCCTCTGGTTGGGTATTCCCAGGAACCGCAAACCGCCAACCCACTCTCACTTTCCCAGCAAACTTTTCGTCAATTGTCGGTTTCACCGCAGGGTTCGCCACAGCAGGTAATGGTCTCTCAACAAACTACTCCGTAGTATCTACGACCGCACCACAAGTCCAACCCAACCCCAACGTCTATTTAGCGATTTCCAATATTGCCAACCCCTACGCAGTCCCGAGTAGTATCATATATGCTATTGCCCCGAATGTTGATTTCGGTTCTCAAATAATAGAAGTCCCGCCTCAATTTGCTTGGAACTCTCTTCTTCAAGGAACCTACGCAGAAATCCGTCTTACTATATTAGGCACGAACTTCCAACCGCTTCCAATTTTAGACCCGAATATGACTATTCTTTTAGCAATCCGCAACAAAAAAGAAGGGTTAGATTTGTTGTCTTCTGCCTTGACGGGCGGTAAATAATCAAAAATAATCTCTTGCTTAATAATATAGAATGGAAAACGCCACCGACATTACCGAACAATATTTAGACAAACTCTACGAAGACCTCCACAGAGAGCAAATGAGATTAATGACGAGTTTAAAGAACGCCCAAGTTCCCGCAGAGAACCCAAAGAGGGAGCAGGATACACAGAAGCAATTGACCCAACTCAATACGATAATGATTACAACTCTCCGTCTGCGAAACCTCCGCAAGGCGATACAATTTAGGGGTAATACTTGTTGAACTATTTTCTCAATAGATACTATAAAAAATGGTTAGTCATAGACGCAGTCCAAATATCTCTCTCGCAGGGCGACTTCACCGCCCTATGTTAGGAAAGGGAATGGGTTCAGTAGTATTAATGAAAGGGGGACCTGGAGTAGGTTCGTCATACGATAGTCCCGCAGACTACGCAGACACGACAGGTCGGGGTTTAGGAAAGTCAGGAATGGCGGATAAACTCTCCAAATTGATTGTGAAACCGCTCAGCAAGAAACCCAAGAATATCAAGTTTGATATGTAAAAGGGAGTTAGGGGGATTAGGGATATGTTTATAACTTTTCAGGGGGGGTCCCCCTTGTTTTTCTTTTTAGAGGAGGGGGGGTCCGTCAAAAGATTAACTCCCTACCCCCTGTCCCCAAGTTTAGCGATTTAGGTCTAATATCCCAAAATAAAAATCTTTTGAGATATTATAGAATGAGTGCCGACACTTTGGTTTTTGATATGTCTTCGCAGAGCGAGGGGTCTCCCCAAGTTTTCGTAAAAAAGGATTGGTTGAGTATTTTAGACAACCAAAATCAGTCCTACGTGGGAAATCAATCGGTGATTGATACTTCACAACTTGCCAACAGCAATAAATATATGAATTATCGTGAGGCATATTTAGCACTTCCTTTGCTTTTAACCCTTACTGGTATTTGTCCTGTTGGAGGTCTTGCCACGGATTATCCTGCTCCCTTCGCCCCTGCGACTTCCGCCACTTCTGCCGATTACGTAATGGGTTTGAAGAATTGGTATGGTTCTATTATCCACTCCTTCACTTTGGACTATAACGGAACAACAATCGTCCAGCAAACTCCTTACTCGGGTATGTGGAACACTTTTAAACTAATGACTTCCCTCTCACTAAACGATTTGACTACGCAGGGCAGTTCAATTGGGTTCTTCCCCGATACTTCAACCTCTGTGAAATACAACACCACCGCAGACGAGAATGCTATTATTGGAACCTATAACAACAGAAACGCCAACTTCGGTCAAGTCGTTCAAGGTGCCTTCGCAGACGCTACTACTGGTAATTCAGGTCTTTTACAGCGTCAATCGTCTTGGACTTTTGACCCTGCTGGTGTTGCTGGTAATGGTTCAACCTTTTCCAGTCTTATTAGCACTTCTTCTTTGAACTTGTCCTTCAAGTCATATATCTTCAACAAATCAAACGGAACCAACACAGGTAGTCCCAACTTGACTGCCTCCACCGCAGGTGTCGTCCAAGTCGCCATTAGTGCCTCTGTAATGTTGAAACACGTCCATTCCTTCTTTGAGCGTGTGCCACTTCTTAAGGGTGTTTTTATGAAACTCACCTTCAACTTGAACCAGTCTTCCGTCAGTTTCGCTTACGACGCTGGTGTCGGTTTCACTTCTTGCTCGGTCCAAAGTCCTCTTGGTGGTGTTAGTCCTCTAATGATTACTTCAGGAGACGGAGATAGTGGTTCTGCCGACCTCGTCTCTGCGAACTATATCGCCTCTATTGCCGTTGGTGGTGCCTGTTTGAACTCGGTCCAGGTTTCGCAAGGAGCACAAGCGTCTCCTCTTTCCAAATCAATTCAATTGGTGGTTCCTGCCTATACCTTCAACCCTGTCTTTGAGACCTCTTATCTCTCTTCCCCAATCAAGAAGATTATCTACACCGATATTTACCAATATCAAATCGTTAATCAAATCTCCGCAGGGACACCATTCAACAATCTTATCACCAACGGTATTGCGAATATCAAGTCAGTCTTGGTCTTGCCCTTCTACACCCAAGGTTCCTCTGGTTCAGGTGTGAATGGAGGTCTCATTCCATTCCAATCTCCTTTTGACCCTGCTGGTGCTGGTCCAACAAGTCCTCTGTGCTTGTTAGGAAACTTCAATATCCAAATCTCAGGTCAAAACGCCATTTACAACACCGAAAAATACACTTACGAGCAATTCCTCAACCAACTTTACGGACAAAACGCCGTGAATGGAGGTATGACTGACGGTCTCACAAGTGGTTTAATCGGTCAATTGGACTTTGAGACTGCCTACAACTACTACTACGTGAATGTCGGTAGAATGTTGCCCGTGGAAGAAGCAGTTCCCAAATCAGTCAATATTATCGGTCAAAACTTCTCACAACTCCCAATCAATTTGTATATCTTTATTGAATATGGCGTGGAGGTAAGCGTAGATATTCTTACAGGGGCACGGGTATAGAAACCCAGTATTCAATAAAATTGAAACAATTTAAAGACAATTGAATAATTAATAATAATAAGAAATGGAGTTCATTTTTGAAACAATTATTAATTATCCCAAATATGAGATATGCCGTGAGGGTATAGTAAGAAATCGGCGAATTAATGGAGCGAGTGGGATTTTGAAACCACAAATGGTTAATGAGTATATGTGTTATAGGTTATATAAGGACACTCGCAAAGGCGAGAGAATTGCTCTTCACCGATTACTCGGCATTCAGTTTATCCCAAATCCCGAAAATAAACCAGTCATAGACCATATTAACAGAGACAAATTGGATAATAGATTGGAGAACTTGCGGTGGGCGACCATTAAAGAGAACTCCAATAATAGAGACAATATTAGAACAGCGGAATATTGGACTGAATACAAGAGAGAAAAACAAGCGAAATACCGAGCAAACTACACCGAAGACAAGAAGGTAGAGGTTCTCGCAAAGAAGAGGGAGGCATATAATAATGAGACCCAAAAAGAATATGTAAATCGTCCCGAGGTAAAGGAGCGTCGTCTCGCAGAGCAAACAAGAAAAAGGTTATTAGTAAAGGCATTCAGCGTCCTCCCCTTTGCGAAGGTTTAGACAGGCATTATCTCTCAATTAAGCGTTTTCCATTATATTTATTTTGTATAGTCAATATATATAATGGAGCATATTAGCGTCAAACGACCCTCTGCGAAAAGTTTAGCAAAACTCAAAAAAGGAATGCCTGTTCGCCTCTCTGCGGGGGAGGGAATGACTTTGTGTGTAAGTCCCGCAAATTACAACCATATAACCCGCTCCTTCGCAAAGGGGAAGGGATTGAATGTTTCTTTGTCTCCCGAGGAAATGGCGGAGAACCACGGCAAAGGTTTATTTGACGCTGTGAAAAAGGGGGCAAAATCTTTCACCGATAAGGCAACGGATAAAATTATCGCTCACGCCGTTAAAAAGGGTGAGGAACATTTAGATAGAGCATTATCAGGCAAGGGAACCAAGAAAGGTCAAATGAGAATGACTGCCCGAAAAGCATACGAGGATACTCCTTCGCAAAGAGGAGGTGCTTTGGATAGTCAAATATTAGAGAAAATCAACGACTACACAGGGCAGAACCTCGGGCACCTCGCAAAGAGTAGTGCCGTTCAAGCAGGAGCAAGAATGTTGCGTGGTAATATGGACGGGGCATTCGCACGGGCACTACAAAGGGTCCCTATTGGAATGGGTCTCTCTGCGGAACCAAGTGGATACGGTTTATCTGCCGAACCAGGTGGAATGGGTCTCTCTGCGGAACCTATGGGAGGACGATTAATGCGTCGCCGAGAAATGAGTAGTGTGGGTTGTGGTGGAAACCTATTGGGAATGCCACCTGCTTTAATGTCGCAACCTTATTCTGCCAATTTCCAATTCGCCAGTCGTCTCCCCCCTGCGTATGCTTCTCAAATCCGTAGTGGTTCTGGGTTGTATTAAGGACAAAGGGAGAAAAGGGAGATTGGGGAGCAAAAAAAACTTTTAGGACCCCCTCCCCCTAAAAAAGAAAACAGGGGGGACCCCCCTGAAAAAGAGTAAATCATATCCCTAAACTCCCTAATTCTCTTTGACGTAAGTTGTAAGCATATTGGCGGAAGACCCCATATCCTTCATATCAGCGTCAATCGCCTTCTTCTGTTGGAGAGTGTCTGCGTATTTATCAGTCAAGTAGGTATGACGGAGTTGATTTACTCCAACCTTCTTGCCGTCAAATAGGCGGTTAAGTCTCTGGTTGAGTTTCACAGAGGAGAGGGGGTTCATATTTGTATCAAACAGCAACCATTCAGTCGGGTTAATTTTAATCCACTTTGCGAGGATATTTTTTAGAACAATTGGTATTTTTACCACCTGTTCTCCGTAGCACTTGGCGGTTTTATAACTATTGAAGACGAGTTCCGCCTTGCGGAGGTAGTTGTGAGTTTTATTGTCTATATTTTTTATCTTGAAATCGCAGAAATCCTTCGCTCTGCGGGGGGCGATAAATACTCCTCCTAAAAGCGACATTATAATAAAGGATTGAATGTCTTGGAGGTCGCTCTGCGTATGGTGCTTCTTCTTGTAAATAAGATTGGCGTTTCGTTGGAGGTTTTCCCAGAGCGACTTGACTTCGTCTCCGCCGACCCAACTTTCTTTTTGATTTTCGGTCTTCTCCTGTTTGCCGATTTCTTGGTTATAGTCCCGAATGTCTTCCAGCATTTTATCTCGGTATTTCTTGCTGTCGGTGATAATCACAAGAGCAGACAATATAGTCTTTCGTTTATTAGGTGGGAGGTCCTTTAAGTAATCTAAAATCTTGTCGGTTTCGTCAAACTTCGCTAAATCAACGTCGCCAGTCCCAAAGACCTTTTTATAGAGGTTGCTTAAAATAGAATTGTAAGTGGTGATAGAACTCGCAGAGAGTTTAGGGCGTTTATCTTTGATTGCTTCTTTAAGAGACATTCTTGCTATAATTAAGTGTTAGATTATTTTTATTACGTTTTACCGAAAATTAATAGTAAGTTAATTTCATTATTAATTTTCAATTTATAAATAAGGACAACAGATACTTAAAGACAAAAAGTAATTGAGTAATATAATACTATGAATAACCTTGTTGTGAATGGTTTGATTACAAGAACAATTGATTTCGCTGGTAATGGATTAGAAATACTAAAAGCAGACTTGAGATATGGCGTCTCTGCGGAGGAGCAGGTAATAAATAGATTGAATGTGGCGTTTAAAGACGACATAGTTGGGACAAAGGAGTTGTATCAAGACCCGCAGAAGAGGTGGGACGCAGAGAGTATGATAGACAAAACAAAATATGAAATCAAGACCCGAAGAAACACTCTCAATAAATACCCGACGACGATAATCCCAGTTCATAAAACGGAGGTGGGGGGTCGTATTGTATTCGTGTTTAACTTCACGGATAAATTGTCCTATATAGTATATGACGCCCAAAGATTTAGCGAGTATGAAATCAAAGACATTCGTGCCGTCCGCAAGGGCGGTCATTACACACTACTTCCTCATTATTGTATTCCAGTTGGCGACCTTACTATCTTGGATATTAAAAATCTGCGTCAAACTCAAATATATCTCCGTTGTTTGTCTTTGTTGCCAGAGCATATTCGCTCACACGAACTTCAAAGAAATTAGATTTCCGCTGGATAGATATGGTCTCCATAAACTGGAATGGATTGAGAGCATTCCAAATCTTCGGGCAACCCAATTGAACGCACACTCGGTCAGCGACAAATTGAATATACTGGGTCATTAGTCCCGAGTTCATACCAATAAGACGCACGGGTAGTGCCTCGCAGATAAACTCGGTTTCAATCTCAACTGCTTCTTTGATAATAGAATGGACGCTCTGCGTAGATAATTTGGTTTTGAGTTTTTGATATAACGCAATACCAAACTCAGTATGTAATGCTTCGTCCCGACTAATGAGTTCGTTGGAGAAACACAACCCCGCAAGGAGGTTCTTTGAACGGAACCAATAAATAGCACAGAACGCTCCCGAGAAGTGTATTCCTTCAACGCATATAAAGGCGACCAGTCGCTCTGCGAAACTACCAGAAGAAGAGATATGTTTTTTAACCCAGTCTGCCTTCTTCTTCACACAAGGGAAAGTGGTAATCGCATTAAAGAGTTTGCTCCGCTCTGCGGGGTCCCGAATATAAGTATCAATCAGGTTCGCATAGGTCTCTTGGTGAATACCCTCAATCGCCATTTGAAACCCATAGAACAATCTCGCCTCGCTGTTCTGGACTTCACCCATAAAACGCAAACAAATATTCTCATTAATTAACCCGTCCATACACGCAAAGAAGGCAAGGATAAGAGAGATAAAGTGTTTTTGGTCGTCCGTCATATTTAACCAATCCGTTAAGTCCTTACTCAAATCCACTTCTTCGCTCGTCCAAAAACACGAAACCGCTTTCTTATACATTTCGTAGAGGTCGGGATAGACCACAGGTAAAACCACAAAGCGTTTATCGTCAGGTGTGAGTAAAGGTTCTTCCATTTACATACTACGCAGAGAATAACCTAAACCCCTTGGACGAAACCGACGGAGGAGGGTGGTTTCGCAGAGGCGACCCCCATTAAACGATAGTTAAGGGTGGAATTAACCCTCTTATTATAATACAATAGTATATAGAGACCTAAATAAAAATATTTTTATTAATAAATTGCTGTGTTTCCGTCTAATAATACGACTATTAAGCGTTAAATATACTATTAATCTAATGCTTAACTATTGTTTAATGCCCCCTGCGGGGGATTAATTGCCTCCAAATGCCTCAAACAACATTCTTGTAATATCTCCCTTCTGCGGAGGTATGTATGGTTCGGGTTCTTTACTCTCCTCTTCACCTTCTTCTTCTTCTTCTTGGTCTTCCTGCGGAGCGAGGTAGTGGTCGTAGAATAAATCTTCGTGAAGTCTCCACCTCCACAAGGGCATTCCTCTATCCCAATCCCAGAGTTCATTAATCAACCTATTCATATAATGTTTCAACTCGTCTCCGTCTTCCACCTTCAAAAATGGAATGTGAGGGTTGTCCCACCAAACACTAAACACCTTTGGGGTGTCCCAACGAAATCTCATAAAGGTTCCGTCCGTGTTTTGGAGTATGAATATATCGTCGTCCGTCTTACCATTCCTCCAAAACTTATTCCATTCCAAATCCAAAAAGTCTCTGTGCTCTTTCCACTTTGAACGTAGTTCGGGTATTGCGTCTTGGGTTCTCATTCTTTTATTGTTAATGACGTTTTGTCTTTAAGTCCCTTTTATTTCTTCTTTCTAATAGACGCCATATACGCCTTCGCCTCTGCGGAACCCTTGACGAACCTTCCTTTACGTGGGGGTTTGCTTCCACTACCCTTGATTGCGTGTCCTATTGCGTTGCCGATTGGTTGAGCGATTTCCAACAAGGGAGCGAGTGGGGATTTTGCTATTCCGTTTAATATGGATTGAGCGTTTTCACCTGCTCCTGTTCCAACCAAACTGGGGTCTGTGATTGGACTGCGTGAAGGTGGTGCTGGAATACGTCCTGCTTTCGGGACTTTCATTCCTTTCGGGACTGGTCTCATTCCAACCCCAAACAATTCAGCACCCTCCAACAAACTATCTATCGCCTTACCTGTTAATATATCACTCAAGTCTCCTCCCATTAATTCTCCTCCACCTGGTTCCGCAGAGAGACCACCACCGAATGCGTGTGAGATTGCCTTATCAATAAGAATATCACTTGCCTTGTCCCCGAGTTTGCCAAAGAATGAACCACCCAACATATTATCTACCAACGGTTTTCCGTCTAAACCTGCGTCGTGTAATTTACGTCCTTTTATTATTGTGTGTTCCAACGCTCCTGCGTGTGGTTCCGCATAGAGACCAACACCTAACAATTGACGACCGCTGTGATATACGTGGTCTATTAACTCGTGCCCTCTTCTACCATTTTGTAAATGGTGATATGCTAAATGTTTCAAATCGCTCCTCAAATCACCTCCTGTGCTTCGCAGAGTGTTTGGGTGTAATGGTGAATGAATACCTTGTAATACATTCGTTATTCCTACATTACTCATTAAAGCAGGGTGTGCTAATAATGATAAAGGGGTTGTCTGCGGAACCCCCATTTGAGATATATCTACTGCTCCTCCTTTTGTGTGAATGCTTCTACGTCCCATATTTATACATTAGGACGAGAGAATAAATTGGGTGTATTATTCGTAAAAGGGATTTAGGGGGTTTAGGGATATGATTTACACTTTTTCAGGGGGGTCCCCCCTGTTTTACTTTTTAGGGGGAGGGGGTCCTAAAAGTTTTTTTTGCTCCCCAATCTCCCTTTTCCCCCTTCGTCCTTAACGAACATATCCTTTCCAACGGGGGTCTCTGCGAAGACCATATGCCGAACTTGAACCACTACTATAATCCCAATCACGTTCTTCCGTAGAAGAGGGAGGAGAGGGAGGAGGAGGTGGAGGAGGTGGAGGTCCCGTTTGAGAGTGTCTTCTCGGTTCTTGAATTGGAGTATATCTTCCCCCTGGGAGTGTATAAGCAATAGACATACTCCTTCCAACTGGGTCTTCGTTAAACATATTCTCACTCTCCCTTCTCGCCATTTCCCTTTCATATTCCCTTTGGTAATCGCGGTCTTCGTTAAACATATTCTCTCTCTCCCTTCTCGCCCTAAACCAATCTCTATTGTAATCGTTCCAATCAAGCGTAGTCATACCCCTTCTCCTCGCCCCTTGTCTATTTCGTTCTCGCATAGCGATATAATTCGGGTCTGCTAATAATTGACGACCTCGTCTTAAATCTTCAATAGTATAATTACGAAGACCGCGTCTGTTAAGTCTATCTAATGTTTCAAGTTCTTCCGCTGTGGGAGGTGCTATTGCGTCTCTTCTACCCGCCATTCTTCTAAACAAATCGTCCCAAAATCCAGTCCCTTCCAACACATTCACCGAATGCTCCGCAAGGGGGTTGAAACTCTTACTCTCCAATACCTTCGCTTTACTACCAAATTGTAGTCCTCGCAAGGCGGATACTGGGTCCCCACTTGTCTTTATATCTATCTGGTTCTCGGGAACTCGCTTTGAAACCAAATCGTAAGGCGAAACGGGTTTATTGAGTGTGATAATCTGTTTGCCTCTTTGACCGAACTCCTCGGCGTGGAGTGCCCCTTTTGAATGCCCGATTGTCGTCAGGTTCTCGGTTCCATATTTCGCCTCTGCTCTGCGTTGAGTATCCTCTGCCGTCTTGAAGTGAGAACCCGTCTTCTTATTCAATAAACTATACTCCACATTCTCCTTCCAATCTTGCCCCTCTGCGGAACCTCTATGGACGACTACTGGTTGGTTTCTTTGAGTATTGTAATAGACTTGGGTAATCGGGTTGGAGAGTTCCCTATCCACTTTAAAATCACCGTAATCACCCAACCCCTCTTCATATGACTTCGCAAGGAGGTCCTGTAATTCCTTGTTGGATAAAGTCTGTTCCACGGGTGCCCTTTTCTTTGCGGGAGAGATAAAATCCTTTACCATACTCAATAACGACCCTGCCTCCATTCCGTCGGTTTCAGGGGTCATTCCCATACTACCTTCATTCATTCCTCCGTCGTCTGGTTGAAGCAATATCTTTCTCATTCCCTTTTTACCTCCCAATCGCAAGGCACCTCCGTCTGGGTCGTGGATTTCCTCGTCGCTACTACTATCACTATCACTATCCACCCCTGCGAGACCTTTGCCCTTTTGGTTTTTATCTAATACTGCCCTCCACACTTTATCCACAATTTTATAGTCCTTTGAACTTCCAGCAAGTGAGGTTTTGAATGCCAGTTGGAAGTAGTAATTATCTACCTCCCAAAGCGGTTTCCCTTCTTCTTTTCCTTTCTCCACTTTGACGAGTTTCTCTTTTAATTCTTTAATCTCTTCCTCGTCTCTTTCAGTCGTTCCGTAATCTCTTCTTTCCTTTTCTTTTCTACTAATTCTATCCCTAATCAACTTGATTACTCTCCCGTAAAAATCTTTCTCTCGGGAAACCTCCTCTGCGTCGTCCAATTCTTTTTGGGTCAATCCCAATTCGTTAGTCGGTTCTTCTGGTCTTGGTCGCTCTGCGGAAGACGGGTTTTTGAATGATTGTATTGTTGATTTAACAGTAAGGACCTTTGCTTTAATTTGTCTCTTGTCTTCTTCAGGCAACTCTTTATAAAGAGCAAGTGCTTTATTATAATCGTCTGTGTATATCTTCTCCCCTTCTTTTGAAAACGCACTTTTTCTCCTCTCGTAGAGTTCGTCAAACAACTTCTTCACCTTTTCAAATGGGGTCTCTTCTTCTTCTTCTTCGTCGCTCTGCGGAGGAGGAGAGGGTGCTCTACTTTCGGGAGGACTTGGTGGTGGTGTTGGAACCCTTCGCAGAGGATTTTCAGGGTCAAAACTACTTAATACTATCTGTCGTCTTCTACTTTGTCTCGGTCTTGGAGTATAAGTTGCCCTTGCCTTCTTCTTATTCGGGGCGTATGTCTTGGTATTCGGGTCTTCTTTTAATCCTGCCTTTCGGGCATTCTTGTATAGTGTTGCGGGAAACCCTCTCTGCTTATTCTTCGTTTGATACTCCCCTGCGGAACCACTTTTTACCCCCTTGTAATACCTGATTATTCGGTTCTGGTCTCTCTGCGAGAACGCCGATAATTGGGGTGCCTCTGTTCTTCCGTCTTCTTCCACCTTGGCGTCTTCCACATTCTCCCGAGTTATTGAGATAGATTTTTTACCCTTTCTCGTAGCGAGGTTTCGCACAAGCGTCAAGGGATTTACCAATTTCCACTTCCCTTTTTTGTCCTTTTGAGCGAAAAATGGAGGTATTTCCAATTTCACGTCTCCTACCTGCGGAATAGGAACCTTTATCTTGTCTTTTTCTTGTTCTAAATCTTGGAGAAAATTGTCTGCTTTTATTCCCGCTCCTTCTAAAGTGAAAGTTATATTCGGCATTATATATAATGAAGAATATATTTATTGAATAACCCAATCCAATAACAGGGTTAGGGAGATTAGGGATATGATTTACTTTTAGGGGGGTCCCCCCAATTTTATTTTTTAGGGGAGGGGGGGTCCCCAGAGAAATATACTCCCTACTCCCTAAACACTAACCCTCTTTTCTGCGTCTGCTGGGGTTATTATTGTATTGGGGTCTGCTCCGCCCTGCGAAATCCAATTCTCTCCAATTTCAATCGGTTTCCTCTTTGCGGGGTCTTCACTACGGAAAAAGTGTTTCAGGATATATTCGTTTTTCAAGTGATTATTTGTCTTGTTTAAATCGTCAAACATATCGGTAAAGTCTTCGCAGTCAGTATAGAGGTGTCTTGACCTTCCCTCCCACGAATTAATAAAGTGGAGAAACGCTAAACAATACCACCCACACGCAGAGTTCATTAATGACTGAATGTCCTTGGTTTGATATGGCAATTTGGTTCCAACAAAATCCTCTACTATCTGCGGAGGAGGTTGCCCGAAACTATCAAAATATATTCCTTCGGTTCTTCCGTTGGGGTATTTATTCACTTGGAAACAGGTGTAATGGGAACCGTCGTTTCGTCTTCCTTCGTCGTCAAACTCGTCCTCCATATTAATTATATAAGACTTATTGTATTGAAGTTTCTTCTTCGCAAGGCGGTCTTTGAAATCGCAAAATACGAGGGGAACTTTCATTCGTTCTGCTAAATCCCAAACTTGAGTGTCAGTAAGCATATTCTATTATAAATTAAGCGTAGATTTTAATTCCTTCTAAACCAACACAAACAACACAGGTATTTCTTCCAACAGGGGATTTTCACTTTCACGTAAATTGCGTCTAATAATTCATTCGGGTCTTGTTCGCTGTGAAGCATTCTATTATATCACCACAAAAGTTTCTTGATATACCACCCCCGAGACCCCCTCGGTTCCTTTGCGTGTCTAATCCAATACAACTTGCGACGACGTTTGGCATACTCTAACCCGTGCGTCTCTGCGTAGGTCGGGAAATCGCTGTAATCTGGGTCGCCACCGTAAAATAGAAACTCACCTGTGTCCCCGTCATACACCTCTATCTTGTATTTGGGATTGTCGCTCGGGAACACCTTGACGTCCAGCAGTTTCGCTTGGTGATATGTGTAGGGTTTAATATCGTATTTTTTGTGGGTTCCTCTCCCTTCAAACTTGGGTAGGTTTGCGGAACCCTTTATCTCTTGTTTCAATTTGATTTGCTCTTTCGCCTGTTTTGGGTCAATCTCGTCGGCAGTCAAAGGCGTCTTTGCGGAGACCCGTTTGTGAGGACGATACACGGGGTATTCTTTGCCACCTATATCCCCCCACTCTTCCTTGAACCAACGTTTCAAATCCTTCGGTTTATTGTCGTCCGCATAGCGACCACCTCGCTCCTTGTAAGTCTTGACTATCCACCCACTCTTGTAAGCAGAAGGTTTCTCATATTTTTTGTCTGCCTCCTTGCGAACCCTGTCGTAAAGGTCTTGGTCTAATATAGTAGGCATTATTATATTAGACGGATATTTTTTTATATCTCATTTATCGCTCCAGAAGAAACGGGTCTCTGTGCTATTAGTTCAAACTCCTTCTCCTCTGCGGAGGTGTCTCTCACTATTTTTAAACAACAAATAGAGACCTCTTTACACTTGGATTTATACGCCATTCGTGCTAAACCTAAAATAAGACCCACGCAGGTCGTAATAAACATACCCCAAAACACTTCGCTCAATTGGTCCGCCATTCTACTCTCTGCGGAGATTTTTATTCAAGTAATGCTATTCTATACTGCGTGTTGTTAATAGTTATTGCCAAGTGTTGTGAGGAAGTGCTTCCACCAGTCGTAGTTAAGAGAGCAGTCCCAGACAATTTTAATACACCAGAACTATCATTCACTTTCAATTCAACAGTCCCACCAGTATTATTAGAAGCATTCAAAACTACTGAATTATCGCCTACAATTTCAACACCATTAAGAGACGACAATTGAGTTGAACCTCCTGCTTTGGTTGAACTGATATTCAAATCTGTATTTGTTGTAATGTTGAAGGGGTTTCCGTCTATGGTATTGTTAAACGATATTGCTGAAGCAACTGACCTATTATTTTCTATAGTAATTGATTTAGTATTAGCATTATCGGCGTGATTTAAAAAAAGGGTTTGAGTTGAAGTAGTATTCACAGCACCTGTCGTTGAAGATATACCACCTCCGTCGTTTTCAAATAAATCTATCCTACTTTGCCCTGACGAATTATTGTCTATTGTAATTGATTTATTATTGGTAGTATCGTTTATTTGTAGTTGCGTTGTAGATAATGTTGTAGCAAAACCAGTATTATTATTCGTCATACTTAATCGGTGTTGTCCGTAAGGAGTTGTTTGGATAATAGTTTCTAACACCGCACCAGCACCAGTAGTGAAGTTTGCTCCAATTATATTATTCTTTGAGGCGAGGTCGTTTTCTAAACGGATACTGCTTGTGTCGCCAGTTGGAGTGTCTGTGTAATCTAATCTTGTTTGAACGAGTGTTGATTGGTTCTTTTGAATATCATTACCACTTGATATTTCTAATCTCTTTATAGTTTGAGATTGCGGTAAGTTGGTGTTAAAATATTGACTATTATTAGGAGTGTCCGTTTCAACGAGATTACAATTTGCGTCTTGGTATATGCTCTGCGTAGTAGCATTATTTATAAGCAACCCAGTTCGGTTAATAATATTTGTAATAGCAGTCCCACCACCAAAAGTAGTCTGTCTTGTTCCAGTTAAAGTAGCGTCCCCTTGAATATCTACAACCGCACCAGTTTTAGGTGTAAGAGCGATAGTCCCTGTCCCACTTGAAGCAGTCGTTTCAATAGATAAACTACCAGTAGAAGTTTTAAGAGCATTTCCGTTCATATCCAACGGACGAAACGAATTGTTCTCGTTGTCTGCTCCGTTCAATCTAAAAAACTCTCCCAACACATTCACTCCTCCGCTCTGCGTAGCACAATAAAACCCAATTGACCCGTCGTCGTTATTCAACCCAGTAGAACGAACTCCCGCTTCTATTCTCGCAAACTCGGTCTTTGTCCCGACGTAGTTCTTTGCGTTGAATGAATGTGTAGAAATTAAATCACCAGCAACCGCATTCCGTCCGCTCTTGTAATACTCCACAGAGGGAACACCAGTAGTATTCCCTGCGGTGGTGTTTGTATTGAAAACTTGGATTGTCGGGGTGGTTGTATATCCAACACTATTACTCTGTGCTGTAATATTGCTCTCATTCAAACTGGAAACGCCTGACCGAATAGAGGTCTCCGCAGGATTACCGAGTGAGTTGTTAAGCACTCTCACCAAATTATTACTTGCTTGAAGAGTATTTGTTGCGTTTGCTCCCTGCGAGAACCCTGAAATACCCATAGTAGCATACGGGTAAGTCCCAGTAGTAGGATTGGTTATTTGTATTCCGTTGGTTGAAGTTCCGTTGAGTTTTATTTGATTATCGTTTGCCGAAGTGGTAAGGATTAAGTCAGCATTAATAGCAGTATTACCCGCATTCAATACCTCCTGTAAAGTATCGTCGGTATTCGCAGAGGTGATAATATCACTAATGAGGGCAGTTGAAACCACTCCGTTAAGGTCTTGGGTCAAATTGGTCGGGGTTAATGTGGTCGTCTTATAACTACCAGTTAAGTCCTGCGAAACCACCAAACCCTCTTTATCGGTGTAAATCTGTTTGGTCTTCACAAGGGGGTCGGGGTTGTCGTAGGCAATAAACGAGGAGTTGGTTCCTCCCAGTTGTTTCGGGTCTCCAACAGTCCAACTGACGTTAATATACCCTGTCCCGATTGGAGAAACACCATACCCGAAAAATGTAGCATTACTATTCCTGTAAATCGTGTCTGCGGAGGTGAAAAACGATTGATAGATTTGTCCGTATCCTTGCGAACCACTTCCAGTTCCTTCAAAGGGTAAAAATTGTTCGTCATAAGCAGAACCCGCAACTTGTGTGGAGGAATAGGCAGGTGTTAATCCAGCGTAAGGAACGGCAGTTAAAGGGGTTGAAGAATTGAAAGCGAATGACGCACCTGGACTTCCACTTGGTGCTTGTGGGGAGTTCTTTGGCAACCAAGCAGGTCCAAGAGCAGGGAGAACCGAGGCAGATACTAAAGCACCCGCACCTCCTGTCCCCGCAGAGGAGGAGGTTGCGTTTCCTCCGTCTCCACCGTTTGGAACCGAAATCACTACTGGCAATCCCGTAATAGAGTTGGTCCAACTTAATTGGACGCTCGTTCCTGTCCCGTGTCCCGAACAAGAAAGGGTTAATAATTGTCCTGCCAAACCTATTCCTGATACTCCTGTATTGGAAAGTGTGCTGATTTGATTACCTATACTACCCCCACCTTGCCCTCCTGAATAGAGCGTAAAGTCAGTAGTATTTCCAGGGGATATTGGAACAGACGTTGCCGACGCCCCTGCGTATCCTCCTACTCCCAACAAACCGATACTAAAATTGTCTGCGTCTGCGGGGATTGAATATGTAGTAGAGATTACTGCTCCCGTAAAGATTTGATTGACCGAGTTGTTGGTTGAGGGTTGGATATTACTCAAAGCGTCTTTGATTGCCGTATTCACCCACGCAGTCGTTGGAACAGCAGTTCCGTTGTCTCCGTCCGCAGGGGCGAGGGTGGTTGCTCCTGTTGTAAGACTATTGACACCATTCCAATTTTGGTTGCCAGTCCAAGTATTATTACTACTCAATATATTTGTTGGATTACCCCCCGCAGAGGCGGTAAATTGTTTGGTTCCGTCGGGAAACTCTAAAAAGTTCGTCCCTGCGGTTCCACTCATTATCACATTCGTAGTCCCAGTAAGGGTATTTTGAAACTCGTTGGTGCCAGTAAATACGTTATTGGAAGTGAGGATAGAACCCCCACCTGTAGCGGTGAATTGCTGTGTTCCGTCGGGAAACTCTAAAAAATTAACCCCTGCGGTTCCCGACATTACGATATTCTTTTCTGCTGTTATTTGCTCTTTCCCAACCAACGTCCCGTCAATCGTCTCGCTTCCCTGCGAAGTAGGAAATCGCAAAAAATACGTTGATAGGAATGGAATATCTTCGGTCCCAGTATTGCCGACGTTGGCGTAATTGGTGGGATTAAAAATAGGTAAGACTTCATTTGGAGGTGGATATGCCGACATTCTATATTCTCTGCGGAGAAGAAAATCCTTCCTAAACTACTAATATGTTTAGCAACGACAATAAAATATCTACGTTAATGTATAGATAATGCCTCGTGGTAAAAAAGACCAAAACCAAAAAGAAGACGCCCCCACAGAACCTCCCTCGCAAAGAGGAGGGGTCGTAAATTGGTATGAGAAAATCCCGAAAGATATGTTGGACGAACCCGAGAACCCCAACTTTGATAAACACCACATTAAACTCCCCTTCCGTATGGTGGTTTCGGCACCTTCGGGTTCTGGAAAATCCAATTTTTTAGTCAATTTGATTTATCTGTTCTCGCAGGGAGCAAAAGGCACCTTCGCAGACATTACCATTATCACCCGCAACAAAGACGAACCACTCTATAACTTCCTGACGAAAAAGTGCGACCAAATCCAAATCAAAGAGGGTCTCCACAATATCCCCCAGTTAGACAAGTTTGACAAGAAGTTAAACCACTTGGTCTGCTTTGACGACTTGGTTTTAGCAAAAGACCAGTCTGCTATTGAGAACTTCTACATTCGTGCGAGAAAACTCAACTGCTCCGTCGTCTATCTCTCGCAGAGTTTCTTTGATATTCCAAAAATGATTAGAAAAAATTGTTCTTATATGGTGTTCCTGAAAATAGGAGGTATTAGAGAAGTCAAGACCATTCTGCGAGACTTTTCTTTAAATTGCTCCAAAGAACAATTATTAGGTATGTATGACAACGCCACCAAGGAGAAACTCTCTCCCTTTGTGATTGATATTGAGGAGAAAGACAACGACAAGAAGTTTCGCAAGGGTTTCACCGATTATCTAAAACCCGACGATTTTGGAGAACCCGAGAAGGTTTAAGGACGGGGTGTCTTTGAAGATACGGGAGTTAGGGGGATTAGGGATATGTTTTGAACCTTTTGGGGGGGGTCCCCCCTGTTTTTATTTTTAGGGGGGGTGGGGGTCCCCAGAGAAGTATGGTCCCTACTCCCTGTTCCCCCTTGGGGGTTAAAGAAAAAAACGACTTAATTATATACAGTATTTACAACATACATTATCCGCTTTGCGGAGGAGGATTTTTATTCTTCATTATCACGGCAAGGGATACAGACAAACTTTCCGTCGTGAAGACCAGCAGTAGCGGGTTCGCCACAGCACTCACAGTTGTCTCCAAAGCACTCACAGAAAGTTCCTTCTTTGTAGTGAAGAAGCATATCGTAGAGTGGTTTGCCACAGCACTCCTCAACTGCTCTGTCTTCTTCGTCGTCGGTTTCGCTTTCGTCGTCGTCTGCTCCGTGTTGGAAGTAGCACTCACTACACCAGTTTTTATCGTTTTTACCTGATTGGGGTTCAAGGTCGCACCGCACACACCACTTCATTTCGGCAACCATTTTTGTATGTTTTTCTACGTATTCAGCGAGGTCTTCTTCGCGGAGGTCTCCTTCTGCTTGGAAGGTGAAGGTGTCGGTTTTATACTGTGGCATATTGTCTCCTATTGTTTGGAAACGGAAACAGTCCCAGCAGTATTCCATTAACTCCTCACTTTTGAGGAAGGGTATTTTGTGTCTCATAGACACCCATTCACCGTCCTCACTTCTCACGAGTTCGCAACAGCATTCACACGTTATAAAGGTGGTGTCCCAGCAACTATCGCAGTAGAGACATTCTTCTCCGTCTGCGTCTTCTGCTTCTACGAGGTATTTCTTAGGGAAACTCTCTTCGCATTCTATACACTCTGCCATTTCTTCGTCTTCACTATCCTCCTCCTCCTCCGCAGGGGAGACAGGGGAGACTTCTTTTTCTGTTTCCATTTGGCGACATTCTTCGTGTCGGCAAGGGGAAGAGTTGCCTGAGCGAGGGGGTATAAACTTACAACCCTTACGTCCAGAAGCACCAAGATAGTTAGTGTTTGTGGAAAGGACGAGTTTTACGTTTTTTTCTTCTACCCACGCTTTATATTCTTCATTCCACACCAAACGGGAGCGTTTGATATGGGGTCCGTGAGGTTCAAAGGTATTTGCCACAGGCACACCTTCACCCACTCTATTTCCGTGAGCGTCCAACTGGTATTTTATCACGGGATTTCCCCTGAACGCTTCCATTAAGCGTTCGTTTTCTTTTTCTGTTTTCAAGGCGTCTATACACGTTTGGAGAAACGGCAACGCCTTATCACCTATTTCACAGGCGAGTTGAGAGATTTGAGAGATTTGAGAGAGAGCGTTCATATTAGAGAGTTCGGTGTTCGTTGTTTGAGTATTAATACTTGTTATTTGATTGCTTGTATCATATAACAAATAGAAGAAAAAGTCTTTCAATTTTTTATTTATTTTTTTATTAGGGCAAATAAAGTCGCTCTGCGAGGGAGAAAAAAACGATTAATTATATACAGTATTTACAACACACATTACCCCCTGCGGAGGATTTATATTTTTCCTTGGAGTATTTTCATTATCCTTTCGTGATTACGTGGTCTCACCATTTCCATTATCTCTTGGTCGGTCTTCATTCGTTCTTGTTCTTCTTCTTCATTCTCGGCGTCTCGGTCCATTCCACAACGGCACATAGCATACCCTGAAGAAGTGTTGATTTCGCCAACGACTACTGGGTAGTAGGTTCCAAGGCATACAGGTTCGCAGTCCAACAACCAGAGTTCGCTGTATTCTGCCACACCGTCTCGGGGGTTCTTCCAACCACACACTCGGTATTCCACAAAGTTCTCGTTCGTCTCCACGTCTTCTTCTCCGTAAAGGCGGTCCATATATTCTTTCCCTTTTGAAGACATATGTTCCCTGAGATAGGTCTCATAGAACCGTTTATCCATTATCCCCTCTGCGACATATCGTCTCGGGACTTGTTCGGGTTCGGGTTCTTTGGTCTCCTCTGTGGAAGGGGGTGTCTCTGGTTCTACGATTAACTTTTTCTTGGGTTTCTTTGCCTTGATTACTACTGCTTCCTCTGCGGGGGGGTTTTCTTCTTTTTTATTTTTTGACCCTTTGGGTCTGCCACCCTTTTTCTTGGGGGGTTCTACAACTACTGGTTCTTCTACTACGGGTTCTTCACTTACCTCAGGTTCAGGTTCAGGTTCAGGTGCTGGTTTCTTGGTTCTGGGTTTTCTCGCCTTCTTTTCCTTGGGAGCGGTTTCGGTCTCCTCTGCGGAGGGGAGGGCAAGTGTGAGAGTTCTTGCGGGGATATTAGCGACGACGTTTTCATAGGTTTCTTGGACGTCATAGACACTCTCCAAGTCCCCCACTTCGTCTGGGATTTGCTGGGTTTGTATAGGCAACCGCACAGCGTCCCACTCCGCATTTCGGGTCTCTGCGTTTGCCTCCTTCTGCTTGGAGAACTGCGATACGAGGGATTGTCCTATTAGGTAGAACGGGTGTATCGGGGTCTTCGCAAACCGACCTATTTTCTGTTTCTCCACATTTGTTATATTGACTGCGAGTTTTTTGCTGTTGTAGATTTGGAGACACCTCTCGCTTCTGCGGTGCTTCGCCCAACCCTTCTTCTTGATATGAGTATCACACCTCTCACACCATTTATACTCCTTGTCCTCTGCCTTGGAGATTACACTCTGTGTTGCCCTCCTTTCTCCCCTCCTTGCGGAGGCAACAAGGCGAACATATATCGGGTCGTTCTTCTTGAAGAGAGTGGCGAACTGGTTGAGGTCCTTTATGAGATTGGCGAACTCCAAGTATTCACCTTCGTTCATAGGGGTTGGACGATTGAGTTCGTCTATCTTGGCGAAGAGTTCTTGGAGTTTTCCAACGAACGCCGAACGCTCGTCGTATGCCGTTCTCATTCCACCGACAGTTGCCGTTCCTTCGGGTTGTCTTGGTGCGGGGGCAACCACCTCATTCTCGTCGTCGCTTCCCCAGTCTATCTCCTGCGTATCCTCATTCGCAGTCTCCTCCCAGATATTCTCATTATCGCTTTGGTATTCGTTGTCGCTCATTTTGGTCGTCTGGTATGTATATTGCGTTGTGTTTAAGTCGTTTGTGTCTTTAAGATTACTTATATTTGTTCGTTGTTGGTATAAGAATTAGAATAAAAAACAAATCAATTTTCTTTTCAATTTTTTATTAGGGCAAAAAAAGACGCTCTGCGAGGGGAGAAAAAAAATACAATATATACATTATTTACAATTTTATTTTTGTGAAAGATTTATTTTCTGTGTGTTTTTGTTTTTGCGATTTTTGCTTTCTCTGCCACTTCTTTTTCAAACTCCCTTCTGCGTTTGCGTTCTTCTTGGAGTGCGAGATTGGCGAGACGGGTTTCCTCTGCCTCTTGCTTTGCTTCTAACTTGGATTTAGACTGGTGTTTCTTGTGTGTTTTTAACCCTTTCAAGTCTGCGTCTTTGAAGAGACGTGCGAGGTCGTCGTCGCTCTGTGGAGGGGGTGTTTTCATTCTATTAGAGGCGAGTTCAGGGACACACCTTGGAGCGATTGCGATTGTGTGTGCTGGGAGTTTTTCATTAGAACCTGCTGGTGTATAGTCTAAAGAGAACTCATTCCCCCCCAACTCTATATTTTGTTTTACGAGACACGCCAAAGCATTTATTAGACTGAGGTCTCCTTTCTTTGCCAACTTACCTACTTCCCCGCCTGACTTTGCGAGGTGTTCTACTTGACATTCTGCGATACGACGAGGGAGAACCTTGTCGTAATTACAACTATCACAACACCTACCTTCACAGAGTGGATTTGCGTTATTACCATATCCCTTGACGTTCTTTTTACAGAGGACACACTTGAACGACGAAACCGTTGGATATATCACTTCCCAAAGGTCTTCCTTCGTGTCTGCGGGGGGTTCTACGTAGTTAAACATAAAGTCCTTGGAGACTATTTTGCTTAACATTATAAACCCCCTGTCTCTCTGCGGAACTATCTTGCGTCTATCTTTGAAGTCAAAGATTTCACCAGCGTCCTTCCAAGTATATATTTTACTGTTCCTCATATACCAGAGGAAGTGTTCCTCGTTTTTGGCGAGTTGTTCTTTGGTGAGAGTAGCGTTAAAACTTCTAAACATTCTTGCGGTTGTGTGAGTATTAATACGTGATTGTTTGATTGTTAATGCCTTACCCAAGAATATAAAAAGTGTTTCAATTTTTTATTTATTTTTTTATTAGGGCAAAAAAGGTTTCGCATTAAGGACAGAAAGGGTTTAAAAAAGGGGTCAAAGGGGGAATAGGGAGTAGGGAGCAAGTTCTTTGAGGGACCCCCACCCCCCCTAAAAAATAAAATGGGGGGGACCCCCCCTAAAAGGTTCAAAACATATCCCTAAACCCCCTAACTCCCTATTTCCGCAGAAGTTTAGGAATTAATATCCAAACCCAATATATAAGAATGACTGCTTGGACTGACTTCGTCAAGGATTTCGCAAAGAGGAACAATACCACGTATGGTTGTGCCCTTAGTATGCCAGAATGTAAAAAGGAATACCACGCAACAAAACCCACAAAAGAGGCAAAGACAAAAAAAGAAAAGAAGGAGAATGAGAGTATGGGGGCACAGGATATAAATGTGAAACCACCAC